AAATGCGGCCGAACAAGGCAGGTTGTTTATGTCGCGTAACGGCAACCTGACGTTTCAACCACGTGTCGGTAACACGCTCAGCGGTTCGGTCGCCGATTTCCATGACGACGGCACAAACATACCGTACGACGAAATTGGCATATCGTTTGAAGCAGACCAAGTTGTAAACCGGGCGGCCGTAGCGATCATTGGTGGCACACAACAAATTGCCGACGACGCAGCCAGCCAAGCAAAATATTTTGTGCAAACCACAAGTATCACCGATTCGTTGTTGCACAACGACACGGCAGCGTTGGCGTTAGCAACTTATTTGCTTGAACCCGAACCTGAAGCACGCTACACGGCAGTCGGCACAAACCTAAACAAATTGACCACAGCGCAACGCGACACCGTAGCCATAGTCGATATCGGTGACACAATCACCATAGAAAAGACTTTCACTAGCGGCGCAAGCACAACAGAACTGGCACAAGAATTATCGGTAGAGGGCATAGAACACACGATTAACGTCGGCAACGGCCATGCGATCATGTATTTCACCGCACCAACCACAATCGTCTACGAACTTATATTGAACGACGCCACATATGGCATCATCAATTCAACCAACGTTTTAGGATAAAGTGAGGTAACTATGGCATTACAAACGTTCACAGCAGGTCAGGTTTTAACGGCCGCACAAATGACCACGTTGCAAACAAACGCGTACAACCAAACGGTCAGCACAAAAACCGCGTCATACGTACTTGTTGCAGCCGATGTTGGTACTCGAATTGTGATGAACAGCGCAAGTAGCACGACGATCACCGTGAATACAAGTTTATTTAGCGCTGGCGACACTTTGTTTTTGCAAAACATTGGTGCAGGTGTTTGCACGGTTACGGCTGGCACGGCGACGGTATCAAGCGCTGGCCCGTTGGCGATACCGCAATACGGTAATGGCACACTTTATTTCACTAGCGCAAGTGCGGCGATCTATTTTCCGACAGCGGTTACTATTCCGACTGTTTCAAGTGCTCTTACTTATATTGCAGGCGGTTCTATTAGCAACACAACATCGGTAAATAATTGTTTTAGTGCGACATATCTAAATTACAAAATGGTTTTGAACAACCTTGTTAGCGGCACCGGTGCTGCGGTAAATATTCGTATGAGGGCAAGCGGTTCGGATAACACTAGTTCGGTTTATAGTTATATAAACAACGGTCAAAATACTGCAACTGGTGGAACACTTAATTTAGGTGTTGGGCAAAACTTGAGCTTATTTCAACTTGGATATTCTAATCAGTATGCCAACGGTATGAATTTGTCTATAGATTTTTTTGCACCGTTTGCAGCAACAAACACGCATTATGGGCCTGGTGTATTTTGGAACGATGAAATAAATTACGCAGGAATTATCGGCGGTGTTCACAAAAGCACCACAAGTTTCGACGGTTTCACCATTTATCCAACATCTTCTACTCTTACAGGCACTTATAAAATTTATGGATATGCCAACAGTTAGGATCATATGACTACACCACAAATAACAATTCATGACGTTTTAACTGGCGAAATTATTACACGCGATTTCAACGCTGCCGAACTAGCACAATTAGAAGCAGACAAAGCGCAAGCAATCAAAGACGCTGCAGCAATCAAAGCAAGACAAGCAGCCCGTCAAGCGGTTCTTGACAAACTCGGGCTAACCGCAGACGAAATATCAGCACTATTCGGTTAACAATGTGCGCTATTGGATATTTGCATTTTTGTTACTGACATCATGCACATCAACAAAAACCAACAAACAATTAAGCGAGGTGTGTGAATATGTTACGGCGGACAGGTGCGAAATTAGAAAATGACCAATTACACGCTCGACTAATAGTCAGCGTCGGCATTATTATGGCCGTCACGTTTGCAATTATGGTTGTCGGTTTGTTGTACGGCATGCTATTTGTCAACATGCCAGCCGAATTGTCACCGTTAGACGGCAGCATTGTCGATCTATTAAGCACGATTAGCGTGTTTTTGACAGGTGCGCTATCGGGTCTGGTGTCGGCAAACTGCATTAAAGGTCGCGACAAAAACCGCAACGGCATACCCGACGAACTAGAAACAGTCGAAGCATGACCAAACCGTACATAGTGACAAAACAGCCAGTTGTTACTAAAGCGTTAATGGGTACATCTGAGTGGGCGCGACAAGCAACCGTGCGTAGCGACGGCAGTTTGTGGAACAACGGCACATTTGTCGTGCGTGATGTTCGCGGCAAACCGGGCATTATCAGCAACCATGCACGCGGTCTTGCTATGGATTTGTCGTATCGTTGGCAGGCACAAAAAAATTTGGGTCGACAGGACGGCCGCAAAATATCGTTGGCGTTTATTGTCAAATTGTTGGACAACGCCGACGCGCTCGGCATACAACTCGTGATTGATTACGCGCTTAAGCGGTCTTGGAAATGTGATCGTGGCACATGGCAGGCAGGCAACTTTGAGGAAAGCGACTGGTATCACATCGAGATTGACCCGACGATCGCCCACGACGCAACAACCGCAAAAGCGTGCTGGACAAGCGTTTTCGGGGTATCACCGCAACAGGCACCGCAATCTGTCTAGGCTGGTGTCCTACCGAGAAAGTAGGTCACTATGACACTCATCAGCAAACTAGCCATATCGCTATTCATTAGCGTCACGTCAATATTTGTGTTGGCTAAACCGCCGACACCAAACACACAGCCAGCACCAGTCACCGTTTGGCAGGGTTTAGAACAGCCAGCGCCCCTACCACCGACAACGGTCGTAACGACGCCTATAACGCAACCTGACGCGTGTCAGACCGTGTTTGACATGGCACGCCACGTCGGCTGGCCCGAAACCGAATTGACCACAGTTGTGGCAATCGCCTACCGTGAATCACGATGCCAGCCTGACGCGTTCAACGCCAAAGACCCAAACGGTGGCAGCGCCGGGGCCATGCAAATCAACTACTTTTGGTGCAAACCGTCAAAGTATTTCGCCAACGGATATTTGCAGGCATACGGCCTGATACGCACATGCGACGACCTATTCGACCTAGAGGACAACCTACGATCGGCGTTGAACATCTACCGATACTCGAATGGCTGGCGCGCATGGTCACGCTAAAACACCTGTTTATCGCAACGCTACTCACCGCGTACACCTACCTGATATTGTCAGTCACCAACAAACGAAAGGCTAAAGATGACCGAGAACATCAAATCAAAAACAAATAACAAAACATCAGCCAGTTACGCGTTGTTAAATAACAACACGATGTCAATAAGTCAAGTATGCGAATTGCTGGGCATTGCAAGAAGCACAGCATGTAACGCAATCAAAAAAAACAATGTTTTGTTTGAAGGTGTGCCAATTTTACGCATTGGCAAACGGCAACTTGTGTCAACTTATCTTTTGCGAGAAGCGTTGGGAATATCGCACCCAGAACAAACGAAAGGCTAAAGATGACCGAGAACATCGACCCGACAATTGACCCACAGTTGAAAGCGCTCATGCAAGTCATGAGCGAAATAACAGCAAATCGAGTGCCGTTATTGCAACCGCACGAACTTGCAGCGCGAAGCACATTACGCGCGTTGCAAATGGAAATTGACAATCGCAACGTGCTAGATGACGGCGAACTGATTGACACACTCAATCAAGCGCGCATTGAAATCAAATATTTGTGCAGCATTGTCAACGATCTGCTCGAGCGCGTTAAACAACGCGATATAGAGATCGGCATAAAACAACTTAAGTTAAACGAAAACGAAGTTGAAATACAGCGTTTAGAAAACATGGTGCACCGTGCCAATTAGAAAATATTTAATCACGTTGACAGACGCCGAATTAGAAATTTGCCGCCAAGCAACTATTAGTCGTTTGGAACGCATTAATCAAAACGGATATAAACATCGTGAACCAGCAACGCAAGACGACAAAACAAATTTCCATAACAATTATCGTGGAATCGTTACCGAATTAGCCGCTGCAAAATATTTTGACGAAAGTTACGAAGCAAACAAACCGTGTGACAGATCACGAAATGATTTACTAAACGGTTGCGAGGTTCGATCATTACAGGCAAAATATTCGTGGGGGTGCATGATCGTCCACAAATGGGATAAACCAGCGCCATACGTTTTAGTTTCATTGACCGAAAACCCAAACGAATTTATGGTAATTGGTTGGCGTGATCTTGTTGATTGTCGGATACAAAAATATTGGCGTGACGACATGCCAGCGCCAGCATATTTTGTGCCGCAAGCAGATTTGCATGACATGGCAACACTTAAACAAAGGTTTGCGGCATGACACAAAACTTTATGGACAACTATGTCGACGTTGCGACACGTTTAAAGATCGCATTTGAGCGTTGGCCTGAACTACGCATACAAGAAACATCACGCGAAATTGTTGAAATGCCTGACAAATCATGTTTCATCAGGTGCACGGTCACGATTTGGCGTTCGCCTGATGACCCGTTGCCAGTTGTTGCGTCAGCGTGCGAAATATATCCGGGTCGCACACCGTACACAAAATTTAGCGAATCT